ATTCCGGGAGGGCGATCTTGCTAAAGTGCAACGTAAGTTGCCTTATAGCATAGATTGCTTCGATGTCAGGCTCGTCCAGAAGCGCACCACTAAACGGATCGAACACACGTCCAAGGAAACCTCCTAGAAATAGGGGGAAACCAGTAAGACGGTCACGCTTAAAAGCGTGAGCGTCCGAAGGGACGACGAATCCCTGGTCTAGCCATTTTTGGATGACTTTACCAAGGTCCGCCAGGGTTATCGCAAGAAACGATAGCCCCTCGTGTTCAGTCCGACCCGCGACAGTTGTTATGTCGCGGGTGGCGCTGGTGCAGCATCGTACGGCCAATTCATTGGCCATACAGGACCAGAGTGATATCAGGCTTTTCACGTTCCCTCCTTATAGAGGTGGACGATCCCTAGCCTATATCTAGATCAGATACACCCAAACTCGGTGTGACTCTTGTACGCCTGCTCCATCTGGAAGTCCGTTCGGACAACCTGAATGGTGCGGGAATGGAGCTCCAACGAAAAGCCTCGCGTAGCGAGGTCATCGCGGATCTCCTGAAGCTGATTCAACATCAGCTCGTCGTAGTCAGACAGATCCAGGCCGTAAAGCTGGATCAGGTGGGCTCCCTCATCGGGAAGCGCGGACACAAACGTGTTCATGTTTCTCCTTCGAGGGAGGACCCTCACTTGTTGGGTGTACTAAGAGTGCCTACTCAGTACGGGGATTAGGCAATTCCTGGATGCGTTTGCACGCTTCCAAGAATGCCTTGACTGCCGCCTTGTCCTCAGCGGTTCGGCGCTTGCCGAGCCGGAGGGTGACGAGCAGGAAACCGTTAGAGGTATAATCCTCACGCGGCCCCCATACTAAACAGACCTCAGTCTGTTGGACTATTCTCTTCATGGGCAAACATTTTGCCCAGAGAGGAGAATATCACCCACTAGATACAACGCGTTGATAATGAAGACAATAGCAACCATGACCTTTTTGGTCACAGTCGTTCTGTCGTCATAATCTCCGTGTCTCCGGCCAAGGTTACCCCTGGCGGGACGTGAAGGATCACGAAAACCCTCCCTTTCGGGAAGGAAATCGTCAGAATCCTCCACGGACTAGTGGCGTGATGGTGCAAGCAACCTGGTTGAGAGTCTCACGACTCCCCGCCAAGCAACTTGACAACCATCGCGGACGAAGATGCGGTGAGGAGGGCGATGAAGCCATCCCAAACCGCCTTCGC